TGGATTGAATGGTAAATCAGCATGTCGCCCATAGTGGGCTAAGCTGACCATATCAATATTTTTACCGAGAATCCTTGAAGGTAACCTTCTAAAAGAAGGGCCTAACAAGGTATCGATAAAATGGCTAGCTCTCTGGTCGAGAGCTGTGTTCTTAAGGAAATAGGTTTGACAACCTAAATCCGAAAGAGCAACCAGTCCAAAAAGCTCAGAGACCATAAGGTTTCTGATAATTGAGGACGAGTAACCCATCAGATGATCCACCGGTTGTTTATCATCCCACAACCAAGGAGCTTGGATACGGTCTTCAATGGGTAAACCCATTGGATTCCAACCAAGCCCACCAAGGAAATCAGGAACAATACTTAGTTCCTTGATGACCTTGACTTGGCGAGGCTTAAACAAAGAGATGGATCGAGGACCAAGAAGCTTAGCGATATCCAAAAAGGAATCATCGCTAATGTCTCTCCACTTCAATTGCGGAATAACTCGCATTGGAGTAATAACTTTTCCGGCAAATTCACAAATGCGGGAGGAAGTTATAGTTTTTGAGAGAGCAACAGGACAGCCTAAAAACAACATAAGCTGTAAATAATCCTGTGCTAACTGATCATCGAGAATTACTACATCGTCACCTAAAACAAAGAAGTCATTATCATAAGGTCTGCCCAATAAACCGAGCAGTAAAATTCCATGTGTTAGAGCAAAAGCTCCAAAACTTGGAAATAATCCTAATGGTTGACCTCTTTTCCACTTCACTTCCCCAATTTCAGGAAAGTACCATGAAGAAGTGGAGAGCTCTTCAAAGAGATCAACATCCTCTTTGTCGAACATCTTCCTCAATAAACTGAGCTGAAGATGTAACGGAAAATAATCCGTAGCTCCTGATAAGTCGATGGAGTAAGTCATCTTACCCTGACCGAGGTGCTCCTGTAAAACAGGAACAGCTTTGTTCTGATCAAAAGTACAATCCCAAGGTGAATTCTTTATGTGATCATAGATCGCATTCCCGAATGGTTTTAAGACATTCTGGAAAACCCGCCCTGGATTGGCTACAGCACGAAGCTTGTAACCAGCCTCTTGAATCAGGCCAATTCGGCCAGCAAGGAATGATCCATGGTGTTCTAAAGGGTAAGGATACCCAGAAGGACCCATGAAATGGCCATAATCGTTGAATAAGCACGGTTCTAGGTTCTTTAAAACGAACTTATAGTGTGACTCATAAAAACGATTAAGGTGTTGTATACCTTCGAAGGAATCATAAAGAAACCTTATCGAGTCTACAATACCGAGGTCTTCAGTAACTGATTTATCCGGAAGAGGAGCCCTTTTACAAGGACTTGGTAGCATCATCTCCAAAGGAGATGGTTTTACCAGATTTCCAATTTTCGGACGACCAGCTAACTGCCATCCCTTGTGAACAATTTTGTCAGCTAAACAAAGTTGTTCAGGTGTTGGTGGTGAGGACAGAACACCATCAAGGAACTTTTTCTTTTGACTCTCCAAAAGATGGGGAGCATAGAATAAAGTATAAACTTGAAGGAGTTGCAAACCTCTATGAAAATTGGATTCTTTTCGTAACATCCATTCTTCAAGAGTACCGATTACAGAACGGAATTTCTTCCTTTTCCGTGATCGGGATATCCAGGTTGATACAGGTTGCTGACCTGCTTTCTCCCTTACGATATCTAGCTTGATCGCCTTAATGCGATCAACTGTCCACACTTCCCCCGAAGAAGACAACCATTTAAGCAATAATCGCGAAAATGGAACAGCAATCTTCTTCGGGATAGACATGGCTACTGATCTCTGACGAATACCCGATTGCAGCTTAGTCCGAGAAACTCGGGCTAACTTGGTCCGTTTAACTTGGGCCATTTTACAGTCCTCCTTTTTAATAGGATATACTGTGCTGCTCTGTATTCGATCAGAATATCAGGAGAGTAATTAAGCCCCACGTAGGAAAGTTTCATAGGTTTATTAGATGGTATACTTCATGATTATTTCATCCAAATCAAGAACCGTAGACTCACAACCAGGAAAATCCTTGAGAGAATTTCTCAAAAATCTAAGTTGAGATAATGTTAGATTGCACCCATGCGAATGCATCGAAATAGAGTTCACGAATAATTCGGAATATCTATTCACAGCATTACCGATGGTACCACTCTCCACATTGTCAACCAGATCAGAGATTTTCAAATCTAATATTTTCTTAGAAGCCTGTTTATTGCGTCTTGATTTGTTTGTTATACTCATTAATATACCTC